GATATTCTGCGTCATCATCCAAAACGGCAACTCTGTGCATATTGTTTGACCCACCAAATGTTGAACGCCACCGTGACCGAATAACCCCTGCTTCCTCCTGGCTGTTAATCCGCCTTTTAATCTTGAGCAATCCAGATGGAACCCCAGCGTTCTGGAAAAACATCTTGGCGAAATCTGTCATGGCGAGGTCAAGGTTAATTGTCTTTGCCAGCACAGACAGAGGTGACTGACCGTAAATATCTCCAGCAGGGTTTGGGAAAGACAGGTGTGAAATGTTTTCTGCTGGTATCTCGTACTCCCTGCCGTCAATCGTGTACATATAAGCATTCACGCCCATGTCTTGGGGCTTGATCGAAACCCTATCGGGACGTAGCAACCAGAGGTGAATAACCTTGTTGGTTTTGTTGCGTTCCTTTAGAACATAGACATTTCCAGCGACGTACAAAAACGTCACCAGTTGCTCAACCCATGAATACATATCTGCTTGAGGGTTTGGGTTGGCAAATAAAGCACCCAGGGGACTTGTAGAGGCGTCTTCCTCGTCCATTCCAGAGGATCGTACCCGTTGGACGAAATACCTTGGTGAGGCGGCGGCTACGCCTAATTCTTTAATACAGGCATTAACGACCTCGTTCTTGCCGTAACCCTCTTTTGCAAAATTGGAATAATTTTCTGTGGGATATTGAACCGATGAGAGGTCTTGTACCAATGGGACAGTCATCGTGACGTCCCCTTCTGGTTCTTGTTTGCCTGAAAATCTATCCCAGAGTGACAAGACAGCAACCTCCTCTGGCTAGGGTTTGGACACTGAGCCAGGTCGGGTCACTTATCTCAAAATATCACGTTGATTATCTCACGTCAATCAACCTCGTTGCGTTGTCAAATATTTAGTTACCACCTTTCAACTAACTTTTCACCATCCCATTTATATCGTTTTTTATCTTCCCAATCTACAAGTTCGCCCCAACTCTCAGAGATAGGATTCCAAGGGCGGATAGCTCGCTCAGAGCCTTTACTAAGACATAGAAACATCTTATCTTCTGGTATATAACCTTCCCTTACATGAACTATTTGGACATGACATCTGCGACATCTTAATCCAGATTTATCTCGGTCGAACTTCCTATGAACAAAGGCATACAGGCAGTTCGGACAGTGATGCAAGTGTGACATTATTCATCAACCTCGTTTCTGGTCTTACATCTGGTACAGGTAATGACCGTTCCCTTGCTGGCGATTTCCGCTAGCAGTTTGTTGCAGTTAGAACACCTGAGTTCCTTAGTCTGCCAGTTCATCAATCGACTCCATTATCAACGGCGTATCCTTGCCGATATACAGTGAATGAATATTATAGTAAAAGAAGTCTCTGGCTTCCTCCATATCCCAATCGTTAATAGACATCAGTTCTTCGATTATTTTACCCTGGTCGTAGACGATTACAGGATTCGCCCCAGCGATAGACGCCACTCCAATAATAGCCTTGTCCAAGCCTGTAAGAATACCCTCTACCATACGCCCAGTCCTGCCGTGTCATAATCCCCATAGATAGCCATTGCAAGGGCATCAGCTTCGTCAGGGCTTTTGGACATCTTGCTTTTCTGGGTCAGTGATATCTTGCGGTCTGACTGGATCGTATAACCCCTGCTTGAAAGCTGACCTATCAAGGCATCGTCGTCAGGTATCTTTCCGCCGTCTAAAACCCAATCCCTCATAACCCACCAAGCCTCTGCGATACTGTTAGAAAACCGTTCTGGAGCCTTGGCTGTTGATCCGCCCTTGAACGCAATTATCTCTGTGCCAGGTATTCCAACTTCATTAAGCCGATCAGTAACCCCACCTCCAAGCCCTGTGTCGTCCACGACCAGCCTGTCAACCGTGTTGTCCACGCAGTACCGATCAAGCCAGCCAGCAATTTCCATCAGGTCTTTCCCTTGGGCTTTATAGATAATCTCAGAATACTTGCCCTGGCATTTGGCAACAACTGTCTTATCCTTGCCAAATCGTGCAACGTCGCAACCGATAGAGACAGAACCTTCTTGTACTACTTGATTCTTTAATGAATCCCTTAACATGGTCAGCGGTAGGATTACGTCCGCAAGATCATCCACAAATTCACCCAGCACTGAACCCCTGTACATACTGGATTCAGCACCCCATTCGTTGGCCCTGTCTTCAATGTCCTCAACCGTGACCATCCCTGGAGCCACAATAGCCCCAGCCTGAACGTTAGGGGTTTCAAGTGCTGATATGGAAAACGTGTTCCAGAGGTCACGGTTCTGGTGGTGGCTGGCATAGAACGGCCCTGTTGTTGCAAATGGGTTTCCAACCAAAAGCATTGTCTTGGGGTTTAACCGATACAGGGCATTAATAGAATCTTCTTCCATAGCGTGTGCCTCTGTAACGATTACCATTAAGTTCGGGCTGTGGAATCCCTGTAGATTCCACGGACGGTCGGTGCTGAATCCAACAATAAAAGTTGACTCGTCAAGTTCCCACCTGGGTGAATCGAACAACCGCCCACCAAGTTCAACAGGAGCAGACCTGTAAGCCGATTTAAGCTCGTTGAAAATAACATCGTCAACCTGTCTATAGGTTGGGCCAGTAATCACCACCTTCGCAGGATAATGAGCCGTGACCCACCACAACGCCAAACGTGCGGCGAGCCAATCCTTGCCTGAACCGTTACAACCCACCACGGAAACCCTCCTGCTGTCCTTTATGGATTCAGCAATATCAGTCTGCTTCTGATATGGGTTCGCTCCCAGGGCGTGTTGGAGGTACATCGCTGGACTGTTCTGGATCGTTTGAGCCAGTTCCATCAGTTCCGAATTGACCACTGCCATTCGCCACCACCTTTGCCAATTCCATCAATCCCATTCCCTCGCCGATCTGTAGCGTCTGAGTACGCATATCAATCAGCGGTTTGTCTGGGATTATTCCATTGATAATATCTATTCTGGACATGATCCTCAAAACCATGTTGCTTGCTGTCTCGTCTCCTGCCAGAGCCTGTTGCCACCATCTGGACAGAAGCGATAGGTATCTTTCCATCTGCAACGATCTCACAACGTTGGCTGTTCGATCGTGTGACTTGGCTAGATCAGATAAGACCCTCTTAACCTCTCTATGAACCAAACCACGGGACACACTTAACGTTTCGGCTATCTGCCGTTCACTGGCCCCTGCTTTGGTTAACTCCAACATCTGGTAACGCCTAGTCTCCGCAACCACTTTGGCGTTCTTGCCTGGTGCTTGATTGTTGTGCCTGTTAGCCATTTCGTATCACCAAAACCTTCGATGAGCCTTTCTTTTTTCTATGCACTGATAATTTCCTTCAAGGCTGTGGCAACTTTGTCTGGTGGTAATTTCCCATCCAGTTGGATCAGCCCCTTGTCACCGTAAAATCGCACGAGGTTCTTGATCTTCGTTAGTCTCCCCTTGAACCATCTAGGGTTGAACTGGTGACCCCTGCGGTAAGCCCTGTATTCCGCCTCAATTTCTGGCACGTCAATATTGATAATCTGCAAACCCAATCCCGCTTCGCTGACCGCTGTAAAGAATTTAATGTTGGCCAGCCTGTCACCTTCGCCCAGATAAACCCCATCAGTGGCACTAGAAAGCCCTTCAATGACCTTTGGTTGGGCGTTCAGTGCCAAGCTATCAGTCCCACCAAAATAATTCCTCTCCGCTCCGATCTGAATAAAGCCGTTTTCATAGTGGGTATGCTTGAACGGTTTAAGATGAAGGCATGAAACCCTGCTGTTAATTGCATTCGTAAGAGCGGTTGTCTTACCGCTTGCTGGGTATCCTATAACGTAGAACAATGACGGCTCCATAGTTGCAGTTATTCATTCTCCTCTAAATACTTTTCAAACCTTTTATTCTGGAACGACCCTTTCCTCGTGTGCTTCAGTAACGCCACAGCACTTCTTGAACTAAATCCTGTCTCTATTAGCAACAACGCTAAGAAAAGATTAGAGCGGTTCCGCCCACCATAGCAAACCGACCAGACCCCAGCACCACTCTGATAATCTGTTTTTATTTGTTTGACCAAGTTCTTCAATTTGCTTATATCGCTAGGATATACGTCAACTGTGGTGGGTTCGCTTATTGGTAAACGGTGGTATTCTATTCCACCCTGGCTATTCCAGAATTCAGCGTCTGCGTGTTTGTCGTTAGCCATCAAGGTTACGACATGGCGGATATTCCCACGGCGAACTGTTGCTCGCTTGAACCCTTCATCAAACATGGTGGTTCTCTGTGAAAAGATTAGATTCCGCCTAGCCCACCAAGCTCGTTGCATGGCTTTCCTCCTTGGCTATTGGCGAGGCAACATCCTTCATAGCATGGTAATCGTAAATGGAATCCGACCAAGTGTAATCAAATTCAGGCCAACATTTCCGCAACTCATCTCTAGTCCCCTTCCATCCATTAAGTTCACCAAGAGTCCACTTGGGGAATAGTTCTTTTCGCAGTTCCCAAAACCGTTCAGCGGCTTTGCCTTTAGGAAAATGGGAATAGACTTTGTCATAGTGGTTTACTTCACTGTCGAGAGATAATCCAGGGTACTGACCGCCCTTCATAGCCTGTAGAAATTCACATAAAAAAACCTCGGTATGGTACATATCCCAGGGCAACCCATGCTCCTTCAAGGCGGCTGATATTTTCAAGGCGTAGACGTTGACAGTTGCTATGTCTGCAGGGGTATTCCCTTTGGGCGGACTCTGTGGATATAGCATATTTAACATCTGTCTTGGAGTGGTTGCATTAACAGGCCGTATGTCGGGTGTTTCCAACTTTGCCGTTCCTGCTCTGTGCATAGTTTCAAGCAGTTTCAAAGTCCCATATCTTCCAGCACCCCAGACAGATTCCATTATCGAATCCCACATCAATATATATCTCTGCTTGGGCGATATATCGGCATTCGCTAGATGAATGCCTGAATGGTTTATCCAGTGATACCATGAATCGAGATACCATTTCATTTTCCTTGGTGTTCTGGTTGCCCTGCGTTCCCTACGCATTGATAACCCTTTGAAGTTATCAACCAGCCACGGCAATAATTCTTCTTTTGAAGTCCCATATCGTTGCAATGGCCAAGATGAATTGAATTCCAGTGCCGCTGGGACTGTATAAACCCCAACATATTCACCGATGCACCACAACGCATCAGCCTGTTCCAGTTCCTTGTATTCATTTGCAACCATCACCATATGCGTGTCGGGTGCGCCTGTTAGCCTTGTAAGTTCAGCAAATTCAAAGAACCCCTTCCACAATCGTTCTGGCTTTGTAGCCGCCGTTGTCAGGCTATAGCGTGGCATTGATTGCTTGGTGCTTCCTCTTGGCTGATCGTTCTAATTCCGCCTCCTCTTCCAACGTTCCACAGGCCATTAATTCGGTTCGATAATAAAGCACGAGCGATATGCGTTCAGCGTCCTCAGATTCTAAAATTAAATCGGTGTTACCGTGCCACTGGTGGGCGTCCATTAAAAGCAAATCTCCGTCCTGCATATTTACCGCTATCCGCCATTCTGGAAACGTCAAATACCCTCCCGAATACTGGCCCCTCCGCCATGTTGCCAAGCATGAAAACCCTTCGTCCAAATCGCCTTTATCCTTATGCACTCCAGTGGGATAAGTATTATTCACCGTCATGGTTGTAAACGGTGTTCCTTCTACAATCCACGCTGGGTCTGTTTGTTTCACCCTGGTCATCTGATTCGCCCAGCGATCAGGAACATACGTTTCCATCATTTTCCCAATGTGCTGAAATAATGGATACAAGCTGTGGAACTGCTCAGTGTTCTTGCCTGTCCAAGCGGTTGTTCGGCAATAAGGGAAACGTGACTTCTGTGCGCCAGTTCCCTCAAAAGAACCCATGATCGCCGACCTGATTTTGTTTGCCCTGTTTTGCCCTTTCACCGAAACCCTGACTGAGCCGCTGGCTAAACCCCTGTTGTCGGTCTTGTCCTTGATTGCGTGCAGGGTTGGATAATGCTTGTCCCTCAGTTCCTTTGTTATAGCCTGGGGAAGATATATCGCCATCGGCTGACCCGATGGCCCTACAATTTTGGTTGGGCCTGTTAAAAGGACGTTGTAGTCCTTGTCGGTTATTATCTTGCCAACCTTCTTTTCCAGTTCTGATTTCGGTATTCGGGTTCTGGCCCTTAATTCAACCAGCTCCATCCTTCGTAGCCCTCCTGACTGCCTCCAGCGCAACGTCTGACATATTTTCTATTTCCCAAGTCTCCCCCAGTTTGTAACAGGCTTCCATCCATTCATCATAATCCGCCTGATTGAAATGCAGAACCATTGCTTTCATTGCCTTAAATTCTGGGTCGTCATCCCTGCCAGCCAACCAGTCGTCAGTCGGCTTATAATCTGCGTCTGTGTCCTGCTCCAATAGCTCAATGAAGCTGACGTTGTAGTTATCCTTTATATCCTCCAGAAGGACGTTCATTT